GAGTATGCGAGGCAGCAGCAAAGTCTGCTGCGTTAGAAGTAAGAATGTCACCGCATCCCACAAGATCCAAGGGAGTGTGCTGATGGTCAATCATTGCAGCGCCAATAGAAGCCGGGCTAATAGCGTCAGCTTGGCCGGCAGCGTGTGTGCTGGCATGAGGCGCAGCAATTGCCATGATTTTACGAACCAGACCAGTCTTGAGTTTTGTCCACAAAGAACCAGTGGAGGCGTCGATGGCAAGTTCCCTAACCGCTACGTCTGACGGACTTGGGGCAGATCCGTCGTTTACTTTGTTATTCAACAGAATCGTTGGCATAACTTTCATGTAGCACCTACTCAAAACAAATCAAGCCGCCGGATCGGACAGCGGCTTGAAATAAGTGAGGGGGACTAGGGATTTGCAGCTGCGTACGCTGCATCAGCTTCAGCCTGCGTGCTGTACTCAGTCTGGTTATACGCCCACTGGCCATTCCTTACTCCAGCGCCGCTGTACTGGTTCACGCCGCTGTTAGCTGCCAACCAGGCTTGATATGCGGCCTCTTGCGCAGCGGCCTGAGTTGCCTCAGCTTCTTCCTGCGAAGCGTACGCGGTCGAGTTGTAGGCCCACTGACCAACATATGCCCCGTAAATAGCGGAATACTGATTCACGCCAACATTTGAGGCAAGCCATGCAGGATATTCAGCATCGTACTGGTCGGCAGAGGCAGAAGTGCTGTTTGGATGTTCCGTCTGGTTGTATGCCCACTGGCCATTCTTTGATCCAGCACCGCTGTACTGATTCACTCCAGTGTTAGCAGCCAGCCATGCGGCGTAGGCAGCATCTTCTGCAAGAGCCTGCGAGCCGTATTCCGTGGAGCCGTATGCCCATTGGCCGTTTTTATACCCAGCCCCAGTGTATTGATTTACGCCAGAGTTGGCAGCCAGCCAAGTTGAATACGGCCCAACAATGACTGCGCTTCCAGTGACTGTGCCATCATTCGCAGCAGTGCCTTCAGCAAAGGTTGCGTTGCCAGTTACAACTGCACCTGGTTGGTTCCAAGCGTTGTCTTCAAACGCAGCGTTTCCGGTTACAGTGCCGCCAGCGCAATTGAGAGCATAGTCCTCAAATAGCGCGTCTCCAATAACGGCTCCCCTGTTTGCTGCATTCGACTGAAACGTCACGTTCCCGGTGACGGTGCCGAAGTTTTCTGAACCCGCGCCAAACACGGCGTCACAGGTCATTGAGATAGATGGATTCATAGAGAGAGAAAGTAAAGCAGGGGCGCCATATTTCAGGCGCCCCCGCAGTGTGGTTATCGGTTAAACGCCACGCCATTGAGCGTGACGACACCAGTCCCGCTAACGGAACAAGTAAGGTTAGCCGAAGGCGTAGCCGTTGAGGTCAACGTCAGGTCAAACGACCCAATGTCGATGCTCTGTGGCTGGGTCCAAGTGTCCATGTCAGCAGACCCGGAACTTAGTAGCGTTACGTCAGTAGTCGCCCCGGGAAGCTCTGTAGCTGCCTGTGTGCGGGCGCTGTCGCCGTACCAGTTAGCAAGAGCACTCCAGGAGTTGCCTACGTTGGCGTAGAAATAGGCCCCGATCACGGGAGTGGTGTTGCCTCCACCACCCCCGCCATTAAAACCCGAGAACGTGCCTCCGTCCAAAGTGCTGTTCTCAGTAAGAATCACACCCGAATCGGTAGGAACGGAACCGGCGCCAATGAGGCCACCAGTGATGTTCACGTTGTTTGCATCCTGTGCAGACATCGTGCCCAAGCCAGCAATCGAACTTTCTGCGCTCGTGAGGCGAGAGTCAAGGTTCTGACCTTCAAGAGTCGTAACCCGGTCGCTTACGTCTTCAATGTCGCTTTCAAGCGAGCCCTGAGCTGAACTAACAGCGGAGCTGATCTTGCTGTCCACTTCAGCGGACGAGTCAACGCTCAGGTTGGTGCGTGCAGTAGCAGCATCAGCCAAGTCGCTCAGGTTTGCGGCCTTCTTTACAGACGCATCAGCGCCAGCCTGTGCTGTTGCAGCAGCCGAAACTGCGCTATCGGCAGTGGACTGAGCAGCGTCAGCAGCCGATTGGGCTGCGTCTGCGGCAGACTGAGCGGCATCTGCTGCACTCTGGGCAGCGTCGGCTGCACTCTGAGCCGCTACAACGTCGCTCTGAAGAGTGTCAATTTCGCCTTCAGCAGTCGAAAGACGGCTGTCAAGGTTCTGCCCTTCCAACGTGTCAACGCGGGAGGAAACAGCAGCGATGCTGGAAGCCAGCGCGGTTGCAACGTCTGAGCCAGCGGCCAGGGCGTCAGCAATTTCCTTCAGGGTATCGAGCGTCGCAGGACTCCCATTGATGAGAGCGGCGATTGCAGCGTCCGTGTAGGCGTCAGAAGCGGACTTGGAAGTGGAGATCTTGCTGTCAACTTCTGCACTGCTATCAACACTCAGGTTGGTGCGAGCAGTCGAAACGCTGGCGAGGTCGCTCAGGTTCGAGGCGCTTTTGAGCGAGGCGTCTGCGCCAGCTTGGGCGGCAGCGGCTGCACTCGTCAGCGTGTCAAGAGCGTCCTGAAGGCCGGTCACATCAGAAATGACGTGCGAATGTACCGCACGAGCGAACGCCGAGGCGCTCTCAAAGCTGATGATCGTACCATCTGTCTTTTTGATGAACAGCTTGCCGTCGGCAGTGTTCAGGGCGATTTGGCGCAGAGGCAACTCTGCGGACGTTGGGACAACGCCAGAAGTGGCGCTGTACTTGAGTAGGAACTGATTGGCCATATTGGGTTTTGTTTGTTGTGCTACTGAGGGGAAAAGTTACTTGGCGACCCATCCAGTGTTAGTCGCGGTGCCAGACTCTTTGACGTAGAGCGTAGTGTTTGCCCCTCCGGTAAGGTTCAAGAAAAGGCTACCAGGGTTGGCTGTAACTACGCCTTGTGGAGAACCTGAGCCAACGCTAATTGTGGCACTTAGTGTTGCGCCTACGTTGTTGAGCTTGATGCCACCAGAGTCAAGGTTGGTAGCCGCAGAAGCGTCTGCTGCGATCCCAATGCCAACTCGTCCGGCGGCATTGATTACAAACGGAGTCGCATCAGGAGTCACTGAGTCTTCAACCTTTAGACAGTCTCCTGTTCCAAGATTGGTAATCCTAACAGCGGCGGCAGTGGATGAAGTGTTGTTTAGATCAACGCTGATGCCAGATCCTGTGCCGGTTGCATTTTGAGTTGCAGTAATGCACGTGCCTGATCCAGTTGTTTGAGTAACTCCCAAAACCGCACCAGCAGTACTAGCAGAAATGCCCTGTGCCGCAGTAAACGAGTTAATCGCAACTGTAGACGCGGCAGGATAGGTGGCGCCGTTGTTGCCTCTCCAAGTCAAGGCATTATTAGTCGCTGCAAGCCACACGTCTCCATTAACTACAACTGGATTGATGTTTGCTCCCAAATTTAATGGGGCGCTTGTTCCAGAGGGACCAAGGATGAGCTTCCCGGTCATCGTATCTCCAGCCTTGGCAATCGTGCCTAGGTTCGTTCTTGCAGCGGCATTGTTTGCCGAAGTCATAAACGTGTCAATGTCTGATGAAACCGTAAGATTTGGCATGGCTAGGGTCTGATGTAGTCTGAAGTGCCGTCAGGGCGTTTGTAGGTGTCCACCCCTCCGGGACGCAGGTAGGTGAACGTAACGACAGGAGGAACAGCTCCAGCCGTTGCAGGTGTCTTGGACCGGCGTCTGGACAGGAAGCGCAGCATTACAGGCCAAGACCTTGAAGAATGTGCAGCGAACCAGGACCAGCCGGCGAAATGAACGACACAGTGTCATCGTCCTGGTCCTTGCCGATGGTAACTTGGGAGCCTACCAGCACAGGGTAGCCAGCAGTCGTAGCCGGGGCGCCAGTGGCAGCGTTTCCAACGCGCACATACACCACTGTCGATCCAAGGTTGGTAAACACAATCGACTCTGAGGTGAACCCCAAAGTGACAGAAGCTGACGTGACATTCGGCGTGACAGTGACACCGAGATTGTATGCAGGTTGAAAAGCAATGCCCATAAATTCAACAGTTAGCCAACACGATACCAGTTCTTGAGGATTGGCTCAAACTTCATCAGGAAGAAGTCATTTGCAGCCAGTGAAGAAGGTGCGCCAATGACATTTGCGCCGTTGCCCAGCACAGTCAGCGTGCCAACAGACTGAGTGCAGTTTACCAGCACTTCCTGTCCTTCCTTGGCGTTAATGACTGCCGGCATCGTAATCGAGCCGGTAGCAAAGCCTGCTGTGGGCGTGATAATCAGCCACGCACTGGCACTCTCAGTCGCTACAGCAACACTCCAGCCAGTAGCAGAAGGAGCAAAGTACTGGAGCGTCTTGTCGCCAAGAAGAGCTTCACCATTACCAAACTCTTCAGTCGTGTTGATGATGTAATCGTAAACGGACTGAGCCAGAACCCGGTAGTCCTGTCCATTGACGTTGACGGCAAAGTTGGTCGAACTTGTTACCGTGTCTAGTAGTGAAAGTCGTTCAATGGACATACTATGAATTCCTAAATTGGATTTGACCGTTGGGTTCTACCTGTACGGGGTCCAGATTTGGCTGATCTACAAATACACGTTCCGTGCGCTTGTATCCAGCCCCAAGTGGCAGTGTTTTGTCGTACTGCAACTCAATCGGAGCCGCTGCTTGAATCAAAAGCTGGTCGTATGTCAACTTTGCGTTGGCCTTGGTATCAGGTGATACCACCTTGCCATAAGCAGGCGCCAGACGCACAGCCAGATTAAGCACCAAAGCCTCGTTGGCCTGCATGGGCGTATCAACCTGTTGGTCGATGTTGC